ACACTGAAGCAGCGACGGGCAGCCACAGGGCCGGCAAAGGCCGAGCGGCAGTTTGTTGATACCGAGGTGGCGCAGATCCGCGCGAAGTGGTTCCTGTCAAGTGCTGAGATATCCGCGACACAGTCCGGCAAACGTCGTGCAATGGCCGGGGAATACTACTGCATTCTGCAGAGCCTCAGAGACGTGAACGTGGCGGACACGGTCACAAATGCAGACGGGGAGAACTATCGGATTGATCGGGTCGAAAACCAGTTCAATCGGGTGGATTTGCCCTATCTGATTTGCAGCCGGTGTGACACATGAGTGTGAGAATCAAAAAGAAGGACCGCAGGCCGGAGCTGATGCGGTCACTGGAGACGGCGACCGGCAAAAGTCTCGAGCGCGCGGCGAAGTTGTGCCGGTCGATTGCACAGCAGATGGTCAGTCGAAAATTCACGGGGCCGAGCCGCGAGGAACGGGACCGAAAGAATGCACGAGCACGACAGAAGCGGGCAGAACTGAAGGAGAGGGCAAGACTGAAACAGGAGGCCGCAAACGGTGGCACGGCGGAGGCGTAAAAGTGCGGTGGCAAAGTTGCGAGCCAAGGCCAATAAAGCCGTGGCGAAGCGAGTCAAGGCCGCGCGAAAACGTATTCAGCGAGTCGCACGCAAGACAGAAAAGTTTCTGGCCAGCAACACACTGGCAAGGGCTGGCAAGAAGACCGCAAAGCGGGCACGCAGAGCGGCGATTCGAGCCAGCAAACGAGCTGCGAAACAAACACGGCGAGCGGTCAAGCAAGCACGGAAAGCACGCAAGGCCGCTAAGCAGTTTGTGACACGGACGAAGCGGGCACTGAGGGACAGGCGGAGGCAGCAGAAGAAGGCGGCGACGCAGGCACGACGGGATCAGAGGGCGAGGGAACGAGAATTCAATCGGGTGACGTTGTCGGGTGATGCTGACACATCCGGGGCGGCGTTTGGAGACTTCAAGGAAGGCAGTGGGGCCAGCAAGCCCGGCGAGCCTCCAAAGATGCGGACAGGCAAGGGGCGAAAGTCGATCACGGCTGAACTGAGGATGAAGGGCAAGAAGCCACAGGCGAGGACATACGTTGACAAAAAGGTGGCCGGTTACATGGCCATGTGGGAGTTTCGGCAGGACGGCAAAGCACGACCATTCCTGAAGCCGGCAGTGGAAAACAATCTGAACATGTTCGGGGCTGAAATCGGGAACACGTTGAAGCAGCAACTGAGGCCACAGGCGGGCAAGAAAAAGGCGACGGTGCGATAATGGCAGAGACTGGCATTGATCGGGCAATAGGCGAATGGTGGGCCGCTACGGCTGCACTGTGCGACCTTGTCCCGGTTGAAAGGCTGGTGGCCAGTGTCGATCAGTACGCTGAAACGCTGGACGATGACGCGGATGATGATGGGTATTTTGACGATCTGGTGGTGTTCGATGCGGTCAGCGAGCCAGCCTGGCGGACAAACAGCAGTCAGGGCTGGCGGACATCGGTGACGCTGGGCTGCATGTCGATTGATTACGACCGCAGCAAAGCCATTGCACAACAGGCCGTCACGAGTTGGCAAAATCAGGGATTCACAGGCAGCGCGGTGGAGATTGCGACCGCAAAGCCGTCAGGGCAGATGACAACAACACAGGACGACGCAACAGGCGTCTGGACGACGGCGGTTCAGTTCGACTTGATGCACGTGGGAGTGTGAACACATGGCAGACGTTTCAGTAACAGCGGCGAGCGTGGTGAAGACCGCTACCAGCCTGATTGGATACGGCACCGCCGGCGGGACTGTGACAGCCGGACAGCCGGTGTATGCAGACACGACGGCCAGCAACAAACTGAAGCCATGTGATGCGGATGTCCTGGCATCATCCAAGGCCATTGGGATTGCATTGCACGGGGCAAGCGATGGGCAGCCGTTGCAATACTGCTATGGTGGAAACCTGACATTCAATTCGGCTTTCACTGTCGGTGAGGTCTATGTCTGCAGCGTGAATGCTGGAGGCATTGCACCTTATGCCGATCTGGCCACAGGTGACTTTGTGACGATCCTGGGCGTGGCCACGACCGTCACGAATTTGAAAATTGGTATTCTCTATTCAGCAACCGCAAAACCGTAATTAGGAGACGATACAATGGCAGCAGGAACACCGTTTACCGGCAAGTCCATGACGTTCAAGACCGGCGGAACTCCGACCGAGGTTGACCACACAGGCAAGTGGGAACTGACGATCGGCGGCGCGTCTGCAAAGTACGCCACGAACAGCACAGGCGGCTGGCGAAAAACGACGGTCGGCGTGGGTGAGTGGTCCGGCACTGTCACAATCATGCTGCACGCTGGCGGGGCGCAGCCACTGGCACGCGGAGACGAAGTGGCGGCACAGTTCCACGCAGACTCTGACGACTACATCAGCGGAACCATCATCATCACCGAAGTCGGGCCGATCACGTTTGACGCTGACAGCGGAGACCCGGTGGCGATTGATTACGCATTCGACGGGCAGGGTGCGCCGTCGAAGTCAGGCACAGCGTTTGACATCATTGCATGACCTTTTGAGGAGTAGAAACCGTGGCGGACGGGTTGTTCAATCTGATTGGCCGACGGGCCATCGAGCTGACAAAAGACGGGCGAGTGTATCGGCTGGCGGTTCGGACGCTGGCCGATCACGCGCTCAAAGAACAGGCCATCCTGCAGCGTATGGGCAGCCCCTATGCAGGATTGGAGGAAATTAAAGATCCTGCACAAAGGCAAGCCGCATTCAAGATTGCAGCAGACGTGGCAGCACGTCCTTTGATTGCCACACTGCAGGACGAGGAACGGTTTGACGAATCGTTGCGCGGGATCGGGTATTCCGTTTGGCGGGCGTTGTCCGTGCATCATCCGGAGGAGTTTCCGCCTTCGCTGCCGATTGAACGCGGCATTCAGTTGGGCTGCGACTTCGTCGAGTGGTTCAACGATATCAAGGCCATCATTCACGCGCTGCATAAGGCGGAAGAACGGCCAGAGCTGGGAAACTAAAATCACCCGGTGGCGGGGGTGTCAATCTGCCGTCACGCAGAACCGTTCCGTGGGCCACGATCTTCCGTAATATGTCCGAGCGGTACGGATGGACGCCGGAGCAGATCGGCACACTGACGATGTACCAGGCATTGGCGTGGGCGGGAATGTGGTGCCCTGAAGACATCTGGCAGAAACAGGACGCGAAGTAATGGCTGTGACAGTCCAGGAAGCACAGGTCATTTTTTCTGCCGACGGGATGCGGCAGGTAGACACGCAGGCGCGGCGTGCATCATCTGCAATGGACGGCATGACCGCAGCGGCGAAGCGGACGGGCAGTGCGTTGTCTGGCATCCGGAGTGCATTCAGCGGGATCGGCGGCACGCTGGCGGCGTTGGGTGTGACTGCGGGGGCGGTCAAGATGGCACAACTGACGATGGATGCGGAGAAGACCGCAATATCGTTCGAGGTGCTGACCGGCAGCGCAGAGAAGGCGAAGACGCTGCTGGATGATATGCGAAAGCTGGACAAAAAAACCGTCTTCGGTCTGCAGGAGTTGTCCCAGGCTCAAAAGCTGATGATGAATTTTGGCGTGGGCACTGAGGAAGCGTTCGGCATCCTGACAAATCTGACAGAAGTGGCACAGGGCGATGCGGAACAACTGATGCTGTTGGCGCGTGGTATGGCGCAGGTGAAGGCGGCTGGCCGACTGATGGGGCAGGAAGCCAACCAGCTAATCAACAGCGGGTTTTCGCCGTTGTTTGAAATCAGCAAGTCCACAGGCCGGAGCATGGTCGACCTGAAGAAGGACATGGAAAACGGGCTGATTTCGTACGACATGGTGAGGCAGGCATTGGAGGGTCTGACCACGGGCGGCGGGCGATTGGCGGGAATGAATGAGCGAATTGCACAGACAACAGGCGGGATGCTGGGTAAGCTGCGGACAAGCGTGGAGCAACTGGCCATTCAGATTGGCACCGCATTTCTGCCGATGGCAAATCAGATGGTCTCAGCGATTCAAGGCATCGTGGAGCCGATCAACAACGCCAGTTCAGCGGCTGCCGTCTTTGCCGGGAATGCAATGGCGAAATGGACTGAGATGCGGAACAACCTGGAGGATTTGGGGTTTGCAATCGGCTACATTTTTGGAAGCCTGAAGAATCTGGCGGCCAATGTCCTGAGTGACATCGGCAACAGTTTTTCGAATATGGCCACAATGGCCGTTGATACGGCAAAGGCCATTGCCCACAACATGAGTCCGGGTGTGTTGTTCGGTGGCGAAAAACGGATGGAGCTGCCGACACTGCAGCAGTCCGCACTGAAAAGCAGCACGAGCGACCTGACAGGCATTCTGCCGGGACTGCAGGCCGAGCTGGCATTGATCAGGCAAGGCCGCATTACAGCAGCGCAGGAGGCCGGACGCGAAGCGGAGAAGCGAAAACAGGGGCAGCAAATCGAGCGACCGGCAGCACCCGCATTGATACCGATGGCCGAACAAACGATGGCAGCCGCAGCGCAGCAAGTGCAGATCGAACGCGGCGGAGCCTTGCAGATGTTTCAGCGGCTGCAGGATCAACTGGCACCGAAGAAGCAGGAAGAAATGCAGAAGCAACAGATCGAACTGGCGAAACAGTCGCTGGAAGTGCAGCGGGCGATTGCCACAGGAATCACGGGCCTGCCACTGGTTCCGATTTTGGGATAAGACGACATGCCATACCCGACATTCACAGAGCACGAAGACAGCCCGCAGGAATCTGGCAGTAGATCCGGGGAGCTGTCATTCACCCGCATTTTTCTGACGGCATGGGAAGACCGCTGGGCATTCATTGCCGAGCACTTCAAGAGCGGGCCGTTTGGGTTGCCGGCATCGTATTCATCCTACTGGCCGGGAGTGTTGGCGGATCGGTTCACGATTGACAAGCTGACGCCGAAGCCGATTCAGGCAACGATTGACGACCCGAACACGCAGCAGCTAAGCCACAGCACACAGGCGAAAATCTCGGTCACGTATGCACCGCTGCAGAGCGACCAGCAACAGCAGCAAAACCCGAACGACCCCACACCATTGCCCGCCGGCACGTGGTGCACTTACACGCAGCAGAGCAACATCGAATTTCGGACGGTACCAGGGCGAAGCTGCAAGTGGGAGTCCGACAGCAAAGCCCTGCCGGCAGACGTTACGGCGATGATTCCCGAGCCAGTCAGCACGCATGAGGTGACATGGCATCAGGTGCAGGTGGTGCCATGGGTCACGCTGGAGAACATGAAGGGCTGCGTCAATGAAACGGCGTTCAGGTTGCCGGGAAGCCCGCAAACATTCCTGCCAGAGACTCTGTTGTTTGAGGGCCTGAGTGATGAAGTGACACTGAGCACAGATGCACAATGGAGCACGCGAAAGCTGGTCCTGAGATTTGCGGCGAAGGCGCAGAAGGGATTTGCCAGCAACGCCAGAGGAGCAAACGCAGCAGCCGGCAGCACGGTGTACGGGTGGAACCACCAATGGCGGGACGACACCGCAGATTATGACCGCGTGCTGTCTGCGGATTCGTCGGATACGATGTTTGCAAAATTCGATTTTAACACGCTGTGGACGGCACAGACATGACGCAGGGCGATAAACGACCGGAGCCATTCCGCAAAGGCCAGAGGCTGACAGCGGCGGGCCTGAATGAGTTGACAACGGCGATTGAATCCGTCATGGGCCGGATGCTGGGGCAGTCCGTCGGGCAACCGCTGGACATCAGCGGAAAGCTGGACGGCGATTTGGCACCAGCGAGCGACTTCGGGACCGCACCAGCAACGGCGACGATGAGCGTTTGGGACAAGGATACGAACGGCAACATGGTGGACACGGGACGGAATGAAACCATCGTAAACAGGTTTCTGCGGATCAGTGTCCCGACTGGAACAATCGTCGAAGCCAAGTGGCTGAATGGCGAATGGAGACTGGCGGCGGCGGACTGTGCGTGAGGTGCTGTGATGCTGGTGGGCAGATGCTGCAAATGTAAGACCGTCGAGCCGGTCACAATCAAAGGACTGACCGCCAGCACTGGCGTGACGGAATGGGAGTACGGGCCGGGTGCATTGTGGGCGCAGCATTACGGGGCCGACAGAATCAGCGGCATAAAAAACGACTGGACAACCAATAACAAATTCGTTTTGGCTGGTGGTCTCGGATACTTTGCCGGAACGCCGGGAGTACGCAGCAGCGGAGCACTGACGGCAAATTGTGCGCAGTGTCTGAAGCTGGTGAAGCTCAACAGCACGACCGGCGCGGAAGTCGAGTCGGCGACGATGCAGGGTGTGTTTGCCTATGCGCAGGTCGGCACTGGAGCATTCCAGACCGTGAATCTCACGCGGTTGACGGCACCAGTGGGGCTTTCCGGCGGTGATTATCTCGTTCCTCATTCAATGGACCCCGCTGTTGAATGGGTGGATTACACTACGGACACAGCAAACAAAGAATACATCCTGCACAGGCACACGCTGCAGGGCGGCAACGTGTACATCCGCACGAAGACTTCCAACGAAACGATCACCATTCCGTACAACGCAACGGCGGCGGTGGTCAAGACGCTGTTTGAAAACACTGCAGACTGCACAGCGGCGACTGTGACAGGCGGGCCGTGGCCGGATGCGGCAATCAATGTTGATGTGACGTGGTCACAGTCCACAGGCGACATCAGCGGGATCAAGTTTGATGCGACCTATTCCGCCGGCGGTTCAGGCTCTTGCACGTTTCAATGGAACGCTGGAACGTCAACGTGGGTGCTGGTGTCAGACACCTGCAATCCGGGGCCTGCAGAAGAACCGTTGACATCCGGAACGTATGACGGCGAATTGCGGGCCGGCACCTGTCCAGTGTCATTCCCTCCACCACCGACAGGCACACGGGACACTCGAGCGGCGGCGGTGAGCTGGAGCACGTCCACGGGGGCAATCACCAGCCACGTTGGGCGGATTTTCGGACTGGGTAGCAGTAGTGTTCCGGGCAAGTTGATTGCAGAGACGGCGGGCACGGTCCCAACAGTCTCAACGCTGAGCACGTCGGACATAGAGCCGGATCTGTACGCGGGGGCCAGCAACAGCGTGCTGGTGTTTGGGTTTCAGGGAACAAACGGCAGGACTGTCGAGGGCTGGACGGTCGGCAGTCCGTGGTCACGGATCTGGCAGAAGTACGTCAACGCAGACATTTGGGCCGGGCGGTGGGCATGGGCTGCAGGGTTGGCGCAGTCCGGAAAGGTGGCGGTGTGTGTCCGGCGGCGAATCTACAACACCAGCGAGAAAGCCGGCACAATTGCGGACATCGCAGCAGGCACGTTCACAGAGTTCGATGAATCGGAGGTGAGCACGACGGCAACGCTGGACAATAACGCGGCATTCAGCCGATTGCTGGACGGCAGCAGCACTGACAGACTGGCGTATTATTATGAACGGCGGTTTGTGCCCACAACGTCACCAACAACCACGAAGGAATACAACCTTGGTGGAAGTGAATACAAAACGCCAACAAAAAAGCTGCTGATCGGAGTCTACGGCTGGCAGTTGCTGGGTGTTGATGCCGATCGGATCTATGGTCCGCTGATTACATTCAGCCAGGACACAACGCCTATCCTGTGGAGCAACAGCAACAACACACAGGGGCCGACGGCTGGCGGTGTGGCGTTTGCCGGCAGCATTTCCCGCACCTATCGCTGGCGGTGGTACACAGGGCCGTCAGAGCGTTACAACGCCGGAGAATTCCGCATCCTGTTTCGGCCACAGGCAGGCACGGGACTGGCAAACAAAACAACGTCATGGCTGGATTGGCAGTGCAGCGGAACCGACATCGTGAACGCGGTGCTGGCACTGTTTCCGGAGAACACGGAAGGCGTCGTGTCAAATGTCCGAGTGAATCCGCTGGGGGCCACGAATGTGACTGACAACAGCCCGGCCATCAGCCTGTTTGAGGCGAATATCGACATTCATTTTCAGGCAGCCGGCAGCCTGGGGTTTATTGATCCGCGATACGTCAGCACGGGCCGAGTGTCAATCGAGGTCCGCAGCCGCAGCACGTTCCCGAGCACGGGCGGACTGGTGGCATATTCTGCGACCGATGCGAGCGTGGTGTGGTCTCGCAATTACGGCAGCACAGCCAGCCCGGCGAAGACGTATCCATCGCCACAGGGCGGATGGCTGCGCGGTTCGCGGCTGTATGTTTACGGGCCGGTGGTCGATAACGAACTGCCATAAGCACAATGGTTCCAGGTGTGTTCCAGGTCTGTTCCAGGTGTGTTCCAGGTCTGTTCCAGGTCTGTTCCAGGTCTGTTCCAGGTGTGTTCCAGGTCTGTTCCAGGTGTGTTCTAGGTCTGTTCCAGGTGACATTCCGAAAATCTTTCGAGATTGTCCGAAAGAGTGTTGACACGTTGCGCCGATAGTGTATTCTGTGGGTGTCGCAGTGAGGGCTGCGACAAACGAAACACTAACCGGGAGCAATGACGATGAACACTGCAACAATCAGCGAAATTACAAATCTGATCAATTTGGCCATTCGCTCAAAAAATGAAATCCGAAAGACGGTCACGATTGCAGAGGCAGATGCGTTGGCCGAAGCTGCGACGGCGGCAATGAAGAAAGCAGACGAATTGGCTGGACCATATCCGCGACCGAATGTTGTGCGACAGCGGATGATGTACGGTAATCGCGTGACAGCAAAAGCGTGGGCAGCCGCTCAAGAGCGGTTTGCAAACAGTAGCAAGTAATACACAAACCCGCCCCCGGAAACGGGGGCATTCTTTGGAGGGTAAGAGAATGCAGTATCGTGAACTGGTGTTGCTGGAGAAGCTGCAGGAGTTGACGGCAGCGGATGCGGATCTGGAATACAGCATCCTGAGGGGCAAGCTGGATCAAGACGACGTGCGGGCAATCCACCAGGGCCTGCAGGTTGCGAT